ACTATGGTGTATCAGTCACCGCCAGAAATGGGGGCGCTGTATTCCAAAGTGTTTGAGATGCGTGGCGTGATACAGGAGGAGCAGGAGAAGGCTAGGCTAAAGGAAGAGGCTCAGGAGAGGTACAGGCAATGGCAACGGCAGGAGGCAAAAAGAAACTTCCGGGCAAAGTCAGCGTATCTCGTAGTGACTTTCCTATTCCTCCTTTACCTGTGGTTGTGGCTCCTGTTCGTAAGTCGTTTGGGGAAGACGTGATGGGATGGATTGCCGCTTGTGTGTTGGTTGCCCTGTTACTTCCCCTGTTGGGAATGCTGTACTTGGACATCTTGGAAACCAAGAATGAAGCCAAACAGCAAATTGAAAAAGTGGAAAAGTTACGAAGACAGATTGAACAGGAGAAACGAAATGACAAAGCAACTTGAGAAAGATTCCACCTACAACCAATTTGACACCGACCATGATGGTGTGGTGACCGACACTGAACTTGCCCGTTCCGAGCGGATGCTGATGATTGAGAACATGGACAAGATGGCCGACCAACAGCGCGTCATGTCATGGGCCGCGCTTGCCGCACCACCAGTCTTGATTGCTTATCTGGCCTCTGAGCTTGTGACTTTGGAGAAGGTCAACGCCCTGAACGGTTTGGCCACCACTTACTGTGCGGCGATGGGAACAATCGTTGTGGCGTTCATGGCTGCTCAAGCCTACGTCCGTGGTAAGGCAGAGGGGTGAAAATGGATCAAACACTACGAGGCAAACTGACTTATAAAGTCACCCTGATGGTCGCTTCAACTTTGTGTATTGTTGTTTGCAGCATGGTGTTTACGTTGATGGTTGGTCTGTTTGGTCCCCTCGTAGACAACGCTGAAATTTTCAAGCTCATCAGCCCTGCATTCCAAACCGTGGTTGGCGGGTTCATTGGTTTGTTGGCTGGCATCAAGCTGTCTCATGACGATGAAGAAGCGACCAAAAAATGAAGGGTTTACTCTCTGGATTGATCGCCCTGCTGCTGACATTTGGCGGCGGGTATTTCTACGGCAAGCACGTTGAGAAGGAAGCCCAACAAGCCGAGGTTGACCGCCTGAATACCGAAGCCCGGGCCAAGGAACAAGCCTTGGCTTCTGCTGTTACTACCACCGCTGAAGCACTGAGGAAGACAAATGAGAAAGCCAAACTTGCCACAAAAGAGCGCGATGCTGCTATTGACTCTGGCGCTTTGCGGTTGCGCGTCAAAACGACCTGCCCCGTACCAGCCGCCGCAGATACCGCAGTTGCCGCCGGAGATAACCGAGGAGAGGCACGAGCCGAACTTGACCGAGAGACTGCTAAAGCTCTTGTCGCCATAACCGACGAAGGCAACCGAGCCATTGAAAAACTGAACGCCTGCATCACCCTTTACAACAACGCTAGGAGCGCACAATGAATCTGACCGCCAACTTCTCCCTGCACGAACTGACCAAATCCGAGACCGCCCTGCGCATGGGCTTTGACAACACCCCCGGTGAAGCCGAGACAAAGAACCTGCGCTTGCTCTGTGAGAAGGTTCTTCAGCCTGTCCGAGACCACTTTGGCAAGGGCGTCAAGGTGAACTCAGGGTTCCGCAGTCCAGAAAGTAATGCTGCGGTGGGAGGGTCAAAGACCTCAGACCATTGCCTTGGCCGAGCAGCCGATATTGAGATACCCGGAGTAGCCAACGCAGAGCTTGCTCAATGGATAATGGATAACCTAGAATACACCCAGCTCATTCTTGAGTTTTACACCCCCGGCATCCCTGACAGTGGCTGGGTGCATGTCTCTTATGACCCAAGCAACCTGAAGAAGCAGGAGTTGACCGCTACAAAAGTAGCAGGGAAAACAACTTATCTTCAAGGTCTTGTAGCCTAAAACGAGGGTGTTATGCCATTACAGAAACTGCAATTTAGACCCGGCGTAAACCGAGAAGGCACAACACTTGCCAACGAAGGTGGATGGTTTGAGTCGGACAAAGTGCGTTTCCGTTCTGGCTACCCAGAAAAGATTGGCGGCTGGATTTTAGATACCGGCCCCGACAACTCAAGCTCGCCAGCCGGTACATTTGTTGCAAATGGAACAACCACCCCCGCCAACCCGCCTTCTGGCAATTTTTGGGGTATCTGCCGAGCCATGTGGAATTGGCTGAACTTGGCGGGCTACAACCTGCTGGCAATTGGTACCAACCTCAAGTACTACATCCAGAACGGTGTAAACGGCAATATATTTGACATCACTCCAATTCGCTTCAGCACAGCGGCTGGAGATGTAACGTTCACTGCATCTACGGGCTCTCCAGTTATCACGGTTACAGATGCGGGTCATGGTGCGCAAACTGGTGACTTTGTAGTTTTTAGTGGCGCGGTATCTTTGGGCGGAAACATCACAGACGCTGTGCTTAACCGTGAGTACCAAATAACCGCCTACGTCAGTTCAAACCAGTACACCATCACGGCTTCGGTTAACGCAACCGCAGGAGATTCTGGTAATGGTGGCTCTTCCACGATTGGTCGATACCAAATTACAACGGGCAATGAAATCTTTACCCAAAACGTGGGCTGGGGCGCTGGCCCTTGGGGTGGTGTTTTTATCGGCACAACCACCACCGCAATATCCGGCGGAACACTGTCTTCTTCAAACACCACAGTAACCGTTACATCTACAGCAGGTTTTTCTACCCCTACCGGCACAATCTTGATTGAATCAGAAACAATCACGTATACCGGCACTACAGGCACAACATTTACAGGCTGTACTCGCGGGGTCAGTGGCACACCGGGCTCAGGCGCGGCCACCACTCATGCCAACGGAACTGCGGTTGTTCAATCAACAAGCTTTACTGGCTGGGGCTCTCCTGCCAACACAGGCATTGGCTCTCAACTCCGCTTGTGGAGCGAATCCAATTTTGGCGAAGACTTGGTGTTCAACCCCCGTGGCGGCGCTCTGTACTACTGGGCAAACGCACCTGCGGCAAACACCTTTAATAGAGGGCAGCGTCTTGGCCCCAATGCAACGGTTGTTACAAAGAACGGTACTTTTACGGTTGACGACTATTGCCCATCGTTTGCCAACATTGTGGCGGTATCAGATTCATCGCGGTTCATTATTGCGTTCGGCGCAAATGATGCCACTCTGCTTGACACCACATTGCGGTTGGTTCAAAACCCAATGTTCGTCTGCTGGTCTGACCAAGAAAGACCGGATATTTGGTATCCAGACGCGACCAATCAAGCGGGTAGTTACACGCTGAGTCATGGCTCACAGATTGTCACGGCAATCCAGACCCGCCAAGAAATTTTGGTAATCACCGACTCTGCCATCTACTCCATGCAGTACCTTGGCCCACCATATGTGTGGGGCTTCCAGTTGATGGGCGACAATATTTCTATTGTTGGGCCGAACGCAGCGGCGACAGCCAACAACGTGACATACTGGATGGGCACAGATAAGTTCTACATGTACTCAGGCCGTGTGGAGACACTCCCTTGCTCCCTGCGTCAGTATGTGTACAACGACATCAACCTCACGCAGTCATTCCAATTCTTCGCCAGCACCAACGAGGGCTACAACGAAATTTGGTGGTTCTATTGTTCTGTCTCTGGGCCGACTGGAACCAACACGCCAGCCAACCCAAACACAACCCTTGACCGCTATGTCATCTTCAACCACTTGGAGCGCACTTGGTATTACGGCACGATGCCTCGCACGTACTGGCTTGACAGCCCACTGCGCCCAACGCCAATGTCTGCTGGCTACAACGGCAAGCTGATTTACCAAGAGAACGGTAATGACGATGGAGCAACTACGCCGGGCACTCTTTTGCCTATTGAGGCTTACGTGCAGTCCTCTGACTTTGATATTGGTGACGGGCACAATTTCGGCCTTGTTACTCGCATCATTCCCGACGTAACGTTTGACGGCTCAACTTCTGCCGCTCCTTCTTTGGACTTTGCTGTGCGTCCTCGTCAGTTCCCCGGCACGAACTACGGCACGGCGGATGCGCCTACTGTGACCAGCGCCGACAACTACACAAATGACCGCTACTACCCGGTGCAGCAATTTACCGAGCAGGTGTTTGTTCGTATCCGTGGCCGTCAGATGGCGCTCAAAATTGTTTCTAATGACTTGGGTGTTGCTTGGCAGTTGGGCGTGCCTCGAATTGATACTCGACCAGACGGCAGGAGATAAACATGGGTTTAAAAAATGCGGTTCAACCTCGTTTGCCTGCTGCGCCTATGCAGTATGACGCTCAGTACATGGAGCAGCTCATCAACGTTTTGCGGCTGTATTTTGCGCAGTTGAACAACGCCTCTCCCGCTGTGTTTGCTTCACAAGGCGTGGGCTCCACAAAGGTGGTGACCGCAATAACTTTTGCTCAGCCCGACCCCACTATTTCCGGCGCATCAGTAATCAGCTTGCCGACACAGGCGGATTTTGCCAATCTTCGCTCTGGCGATGTGTATTGCGACACATCTGGTGGTGGCACAAGCTACCCACTGAGGATCAAAGTGTAGTTGTCCATAAACGCCCAACATGATAGTATCCACCAACCCCCGTTTTAAGAGGCAAAAATGAGCCTACACGCTGCCGCCCAACACCTTTCCGGCCAAGGCCGAGGCCCCGACAA